TTATAGATAATATTATTACCACTAGATGCCGGAACTTGTGTCCACAATACAGATAGATCATTATTGTCATCTAATTCATATAACCAAGTATCGTCATTAGTAATATTACTTGTATTAACTAATACTTGCCTGTTAGGTAATGCATCATCTATAGTAAAATCAGCACTTTGTAATGATCCTTCTTTAAAATATACAAAAAATCCGGTATTACTACTACCGTTGCCCTTTCCGTCGTTTTTATAAAGCATACTAAAAGGAGACACATTACTCGGCGCATCTTCATAAACATATGGTTTGCCTTTAAATGTGGCATTCACCACCTCAAAGTTCATTGTAATACTATCAACTGATGAGTCAAATGGATATATTGGGAGTGTGCCTGCTGGTATATTAAGTTGGTATTGTTCAGTTTTAATGTCATTAATAGTGCTTGACATATTCGGTGTGCCAATTTTTTGTGTTGATACCATCGCCGCATTTAGTAACAAATTAAATTGCTCTGTATAGTCAATATTATTAATATCATTCCAGGAGATCACTTTATTTGCTAAATTTTCACCATTGGAATCGTATACATCTTCTGATGTAGTAATACTTTGTAGTTTTAAATATCCCGATGAATTTGTAGTACGTTTTGCATTGTAACTTACTAGCCTAGCTAATCGTAAAATACTTTCTCTACGTTCAGCAGTTGATAAAAAGTTTTCTCTAGAATTTAAATCTACTCGGTAACTAATATTTTGTCCCATGTATGCAATAAGGTCAATCAATGCTACAAATTCTGAACTCTCAATAAAATCATTAAAATCTTCAGGATAATATTGTTTTAGATAATCAATCATTGATTTACGCAATGTCTCAAAATCATAACTCTCAAAGTCAGCATTGATAAAAGATTGATATAATACCTTCCAATCTTCTGCTTTGTATATTGTATTTTGTCTTGTTGTTAATGCCATTATGCTGTGCTCAGTGTTGCTTGTGTATTAGAAGTATTAAAGTCAAATAATAAATTTTGTACTATTTGATCAGGTATATATTTTAATTCTAATTGTATCATCATACCATTTTCATATTGGTCAACCAATACACTTTCCGCTTCTATTCTTGGATCATATGATATAATTTCTTTTATATCATCTTCTATATTTTGTGCTTGTATGTCGGTTAATGGTTCATATAATGAATCCCAGATTATTGATCCAAATGTTGGATTAAATAATTTTTCTCCCTTGCGAATGTTAAAATGATTTAGTAAATCTTGTTTTGCAAGTTCAAATCCACTTAAAGTAAATGAATTAGAGAAATTTTTATTGTGAGTTGAAAACCCTTTATATCTTATCGCCATAATTAATATTTAGTTATTTTAATAATATGCTACTATATAGAAACTATGTATATGTAGCAGCTGTGGGTTTTTCTGTAATATGTGGAGTAGTGCCAGCTTCGGGTGCCGTTGCTGTTTGGTGGCCACGTTCATCTGGTTCATGCATTGGAACACGTTGCATTGCTGATGTATACTCGTAAGTGCCATCTACCTTAAATGTTTTAGAAGTACTTTCTAAAGTAACCCACGGAGTTGCGTATAATGGTATATGAGATGCTTCTTCAGCAGGATTTCCTGCTTCTGTATTAAGTTTAATTGGATGTTCCTTCCCACCACCACTCTTAAGAAATATACATGCTAATGATGTAACACTAATTGCCTCTTTACTAGTAACATTAAACCAATCTGTTGTTTTAATATTATATGTACCAGTAGTAGTTTGTTTCATATTGCCATTAATAAAGAAATGAGCATGTCCCTTACCACTTACTGAACTTGGATTTGTTTCAACTCTTAAATTGTGTCCAGCAAGCATAACCAAATCCTCACCAGATTGTATATGAACATTTTTATCTGCAAGTAAATTCATATTGCCTTCAGTATGCACACTAACATCTTGCTTACTAAAAATATCAATTTGTCCTGCGTTTGTCATCTCAACCCAGGCACTACCTGTAGCATTGCCTATATAGATAATACCATCTGTATCATTTAATAATATTTGATGACCAGTTCCAGTGCGTAAACGTATAAGTTGACTTTCACCACTATTGTCACCATCATCCATAATAAAAGTGTGCCCGGTTTTACGTGACGATGGCCATTTATATCCACTATCGTCAACTTTACTAACCAACCCTTGGGTTTGTTCTGGGCCGCCGGTATTTAATGGGCCTGGTGTGGAGATTCCAAATACGTTTGAAGGAGATTCTCGTTGAGCACCGGATGTTGACAGTCCTCTTGCATAATCACCTTGTAACCCTTGTTCTAATAGAGTGTCAATTAATGGGTGTACTGGACGTGGTATGTTGCCCCATGCTTGTGATGTCTTATGTCCAATTTTATTATACTCTGCTACTGGTACTTGTGCAGCTTTATCAGCAGATACTGCGCCTTTGCCAGCTGCTGAAAATAATTTTGCTTCAGTTGTTCTATCAGTTTTATGAAAAGTAGGACTTACAGGAATACCTGGAACCATATGTAACATGAAAGCATCTGGTATATAAGATATAATATATCCTTTCTCTCTATCTCCCTCGACAAATATTACTAATACTTGGCTGTCAACATCAGGAGTTGGGAACCACATACCATATGATTTGGTAGTATTGTCATAACTCTCTGGTGTTGCTCCTTGAGCATTTGTTCTGCCATAATATGGCAATGCTAGATTGCATAATACTATATTTTCTATCAATTCATGTTTTTTTGCAGGATTAATTTCACTAGATAAACGTTGGCCAACTAAAGCAGGTATATATACAGCAATTCGACCCATGCCGGTATCATCGCCATATCCTTTAACAATTCCTATATATGGACCAGCATTGGGATTAACTGATTTATTATGTTCGCCGGCCGGCTGGCGCGCCGGAAGGCCTGGACCTGTTGATGTTGCCATATTATTTGCCTATCTGTCGATATCTGTAAAGTATCCGATTTGTTTCCAAGTGCGGGTAATATTACCATATTTACCATGCGTGTTTTGATTTTCTTTACTTGCTGAATTGCCGATATCAAATGCCGCTTTGCGATCAGCCGCCGCCTGGGATGAAATAATTTCTAATCTTTTTTGTTGCATTAATGAATCATTGGCTCGTACTAATCCTTGATCAACGGCATTATAATTACTAGTGTTGGGATGTATTTCGGACCCAACCAATCCCAGTCCTTTCTTGCTAGATAATAAAATACGGCCAGCACCGTCTTGTATTACAACACCACTCGTAGTTACATTTGTTGCGACTGTTCTACCTTCCGCCGCCCTCCAAGCTGCTCCTTGTTGTGCTAATCTTTCTTGGCGAGAGGCAGCTACTGGTGATTTTTCATTTAAAACTGGAGTCATTGTATCACTCATTCTAATACTAAAATTATCATGTGGATTAGCTCTGCCAGCAAATGTAGTAGTATCCACAGAGGTAGTAGCAATATTTTCTATACCAGCTCTCCTTGCTTCGGCTGCTCTAAACGCCACAGCATTTTTTGGATTATTATTTTGTATTGCATTTGTATTTGCATCCATAAAAGTATCCTGTGCTCGAGATTCAACTGAGCCTCTACCACCTGAAAATGCATCAAAATTATCTACACCATCTACCGAACTGTTGTTTGCTTGCTCGTTTACTAAGGCATTTTTCTGATCAGGCAGGCTTGAAAAATCGTCAACAGGAGGCGTACCAAAAGCTGGTGCATTACCACTTGTTTCAATATCCATGCCTGACTTAATTCTGTTGTTTAACCAAGAAAAATCGTCTACTTCGGCATTGGACTTTAGGTCGTTTGGATCTTTATAACTTAATGGATTTGTTGCTTCACGAAATTGATTATATTCTCGCGTCATATCCAAAGATTGCAAAAACTCACCATTATTAAAAGTATTCTTAACGGTCCAAACCCTGTAATAGCCACCTAATGTACTATTTTTAAATCTCTTATCACCTATATTAAAATCTGTTATGCCTGTTGCTTCATTTATATCTTCAGGTGTTCTATATACAAGGTATACATGACAGTCTGCTTGGTCACATAATACTGCACCACTAGCAGGATCTACGGCCAGTTTTTTATTATTAGTGCAAACTTTATTCTTTGTTGTCATAGCAAGTATACCATCTTGCTGTAAATAAGCTGGATCGCCTATAATGTTTAATGTGGCACTCATCATATCAGAACCAACTTGCCTGTATAAGTTTTCCATTAAAGTGCCAGCAGCTTGTTGTACTCCTGTTGCGTTATTTGACTTTTTAAATTTGGCCTTCGCATCAGGATTTTGACCACCACCACTTGTCATATCATAACCTGCTTCTTGAGTTCCAGCTGGTGGCACGATTGCAACAGATGTTGAGTCACTATCTCCGCTTTTATCGCTTGTACCCAGTCCCATCATTGCCATAAGGAATGAATTTTCAAATTTAATTTGTAAATCAAGAATATCAAGATTTTGTCCCATATATTGATATTGATAGTTACGTGCAACTGGTGGCATATCACCATCACCAGGTTTTGCCGTAGCATCAGTAGCCACTGGGTCAGTTATTAAAAAAGGATCTATTTGTATAATAGTTGTAGAGGAATATGCGTTTCGTATATTATCATATTCATTTAATTTTTTAGCATATGTTATTTTCCACCACTTTAATCCTGCGCTTGGATTTTTTAATACTCCCTTTTTACGTAAATCTTTAACAGCAGATGCTTCCATTGCAGCTATTGGATCATTTAATTGATCAGTAATGTAAGTACTGTCACGTAATAATTGCTCAAGTAATGACAAATATGATTGTCCGTTGTCGGCAATCACCCATCTTTCTTCACCATCAGTGCCAGTTCCAGTAAATCGGACATTTGTTTTGTGTTTATAAACTTTATCTGCTTCTTTTATCTTTACGCTTGCATGAGGCCCTGGTCGGCGCGTTGCACCTGTGTGTATCATTGTTTGCTTGGCTACTTGTGGGGGTATAAATCCCTTTGCAATTTCAGGTGCGATAGAAAATTCTATTCTATCAGCAAATTCTTGTTTTG